CCTATGGACGTTGTAGTTGCTATACCCGTTGGTGTAACAACGACACTACCTTGGAACGTTTCTGTGCCAATAGCAGTCGACATAGACTGACCATTGCCTGTAAGGTCGACAATTAAATCACTTGTAAAGGATATGGAGCCACGAGCAGAGGTCATACCAATACCCGTAGGAGTTGCTACAACGGCACTTGTTTGTGTAGCTGTGCCTATAGCAGAAGATAAAGCAATACCAGATGGTTGTGTTATAACGTCAGTTTGAACAGTTGAAGTACCAACACTTGTGTTTAGTAAGTTTTCACTACCAACGATAATAGATGTTTCACCACCAGCAGCAACTGAGTAAGCACCTATGTTCTGTATTGCAACAGCTATACCTGTCGGTGTAGCAGTAACATCAGGAAGAAATATTGTGACGGAGGCTTGTGTAGAACTGACTGCAATGCCTGTTGGCACTACAGTTACACTTGTTACAGCACCTTCTGTGCCAATAGCTGTTGATAAGCTTTGGCCCGAAACAGAAACGCTTACATCTTTTATACCTTGCGAAGCAAAAGAATCTTCAGCAAATGTGGTTTTACCAAAAAACATAACGCTTTACCTGGCGTTAAACTTAAGTGATTCTTAAGATAGCACTAGAAGCATTATTAGTTGGGAATTGTACTGTGAAAGTTCCTGATGTTGATGTCTTGACTGCTCCAAAATCTAAAACCATAACCGCTGCATTTGTGTTTGTTGTTGATGCATCAGTTGAGTTATAGATTACAGCTGCTTGAGCTGAGATAGAAGCACTTGTAAAACTAATATCACTAAAATCAATGAATGAAGTATTGTTTGTTTGTCCAGCACCTGTGCTTGTTAAGTTACCACCACCAGCAGAATAGGTGCCTGATGCACTAACTTCTTGTGAAGTTGTATATGCTGTTGTTGTGTTACTTAAAGAAGCAGAAGAACCATACAAAGCTAACTTAAATTGATCGCCACCAGAGGATCGAAAGTCGTGTTCACCTTCTAACAACTCCTTTTTAAAGCTATCACATACCGCTTGTGTAATCGCCATTTTTATTTACCTCCTGGAGCCACTGATTGTAACGGCACACGCAGGACTCCATCTGCGTATTCGTCTCTACGTTTTCTACCCATTTGGGTTGTAGATAAACCTTGTACAGCTTGATTGTACTTTTGATCGTATAATTGCACATATGTAGGATTTTTCAAGTAAGAAAAAGCCTCCGACACAACACCAAAAATTAAAATTGATGATGCAGTATTAGATAGATATGTGGTTGTAGTTGTTCCTGACGTACCATCACCAAGTCTTTCGGGTGTTCTATTATACCAAAGTTCAACTGTTATAGCTGCATTAGGTGTGGGTGCTAATATCAAGGTGTCTTGGTCCCAGTTAGCATAGTATCTAGGAGTGCCTGTATTGTTAGCTCTATCAAGATTATATTCGTCAATAAAAGTTGTATCTCTTTGCTCTAGCCAAGTTCTGTCTGAATTACCATCAACAACTTGTACACCTCTTTCAAAGTCAAAATCTTCTGGAACAGTTAAAAAAGGACTGCCAATTGTTAAAGATGATGTAGCAAACTTTCTAAAAGCATCTAAATCTAATTGTTTTTGTATTTTATCTTCAGTGTTAGTTATAAAGACATTAATAACACTATTAGATAGAACCTCTGATCCTACCTCTGTGTAGTTTCTAACATTGTCTAATAATTCGCTATAGTTCATGGTGTGTTTATTGAGTTACCCATACCTGGATGACTACTACAATAATAATATAGTGTTGGAGCTCCAATTGCTACCGTAATTTCTAATGCTCTTGTAGTTGCACTAGAATATCCACTAGCGTAAGCCGATTGTGATACAGAGGACCCATTAATCTTAAAAGTAACACCAGATGTATAAACCGAGCCAGAATTATGGCTACCGTCTGATGTAGTGCTTAGATAAAAAGGATGTGAGTCGACAGTATTGTCACTTAGATTGAATATATATGAGTCTCCCTCATTTAGTGTCAATACAGGTGCTTCAACACCATCAATATAAAAAGCATTACCTCCGCCTGTTTTACTTGCAACCGTTACAGTATATGTGGTTGTACTAGCTGTAGATACAGTAACCGTGCCCTGTGATGATTTTACAATTAATTTCTTATGGGGTGTCTGAGGTAACATACTATTTGAATCTGTAGGATTAGAACCATCAGTAGGAGATGTGCTTTGCTTTGTTGTCAAAAAAGCACTGTCACCAGGCTCACCTAAAAAAACTGTAATGGGCATAGGTTGTGAAAATGTATCAAACGTTGCATCGTTCGGTCCTGTAGGACTATTATCTTTTAAAATTTTGTTGGACTCTACTCTTGGATCTTGTAATGCCTCAGGATCTGGTGGATGATATGGGGGATCTAGTTGTGGGTGCTTTGGCTCGTAACATTCTGGACAAACAAAAAGTCCATTCCATTCTTTTTTTAATTGTTGGTATTTATATTCTTGACCACAACGATCACATACCGCTCTTGAAAATTTTCCAGATGCATATGCCATTTTTTACCCCGACGGATAAAAGTTCTGTGGCACAATATTGACAGAGGTTGATTGACTATCTTCTGTTAGGGCTCTTTGTAACTCAGCTTCATATCTTCTTTCTAATTCTTGTGAAAGTTGAGGGGCTACTTCTTGAGCGGTGTAATAAGCTAGACCAGATACTAGGCAAGGTAAAAATCTAAAAGGAGCATCTGCTGTGTTAGTGTAAACTCCTACATCTTCAATTCTACCTACGTAGAAAAAATTAATTTTTGTACCTGTTGTGTCAGGTGTTAGAAACAATTTAATCTTAACAGATGATAAATCTCTTCTTACATAATATTGACTAGGTGTGCCTTGTGAATTTTTGTTTGGTAAATTTTCATATTCTGATCTTGATATCTTAGTCATACTTGTATCAGTATTATCGTCTGAACTTCTAAAGACTACTTCTAAAATATCAGATGCATCTGACGGCGCTGTATATTCAGTTGTTCCTGCCGTTAATGTTAATGTGTGATTTTTTACTTTCCAAAGGTGAATACCTCGGTTGCCCCACTCAGAAAATAGAAGATTTAAATTATCTCTTGCAGCAGACAATTCATATCCTGTTCTTATTTGTGTGCCACATCTAGCGTAAGCACGTTCAATAAGTCTATCTATACTTAAATCAAAAGCAGTAGTTCCCGAGGTAGCCATTTATTACTTCTTCTTCTTTTTTTTCTTCATGGCTTGTTTTTTAGCTTTACCGCCACGTTTCATAGCTACGGGCTTACCGCCTCGTTTCATGGCTTGTTTTTTCATTCCCATCATGTCGTTTCTCCTTTTTAAAAAGTTTTTCGTAGTCCTCTTGCCTTGTTTTTACAACATCGTCGTAATACTCGGCTGGCCAATTTTTATAATACCCTATCTTATGTAGTTTGCAACTTGCTTCATATAGCTGTTTATACTTTTGTATTAACATCATACTGTATTGATATTCAGGTTCCCAATCGCAATCATCTGTAGGATTAACTAAAAACTCTTGTTCATCTACCGTTGCAGGATTAGTGGGGTGAAAACCCATAAAGTAAACATCTCTTTTATTGTAGGTTTTATTGTAAAAATCTATTTTATCTTGAAATTGTTCATTGTCATATTGATCCCAATAAGGATCACAGAATATTAATATGTCATGTTGTTTCTTATTCCAGTCCTTTAATAAGGATGTCAAATGCTTTTCATACTTAGTTTTATCAGATCTTACCTCTATTCTCAGTTTATTATCTCTTCGCCATTTAGCTGCAAAAGGACATGCCGGAAAGCCCAAATGCTTATTCATTGGCTCCAAGACATTCTTGGACCAATTAATTACATCATCTTTTATTTTTTGTGCGAGTTTTTTTCTTGACAATTGTTTTTACGTTAGTTGGTTTAGGGCCAACATTACCTGCTGACCTTTTTCTAGAAACTGCTGATTTTATTTGCCCCTTAGACATTGCTCTTGCTTTTGAAGCAGGGACACACTTAGGATACTTGCGTTTAGCGTCTTTTTTTTGTTTGGATCTGCCACATTTAGCGAAGCTGCCATCCTTTTTTCGAGAGCCTATGTCTCTCCAATCCTGTTTGAACCACTTCGCTAATCCTTTGTGGCCAGACATTTTATACTATCTGTGATAATGCGTATATTGCAACAACTCCAACAGCAACGGCAATTATCTTACCTTTTTTGTTTAGAGCGTTCCATTTACTTTTGATTGAATCTAGCATGATTACCTCCTAGGCAGCTTTAGTGTAGAGTTTGGTCTTTTTTCTTTTTTTCTTATCAACCATACCACAACCTGCAGCTACGATCTTGCCTCCTTTTGCCATGCGTTGAGCAGAGACAGCTTTTCTTTGTTGAGATATAGAACCTCCCATAGCTTTTTTTGGGCCCTTAAAATCTTTACGTTTTGTGCCACTTGGATCTTTAATCTTACCAGCACAGATTTTAGAAGCATAGGCATTTGCATACGCGCTAGGGTACACTGCGAATTTACGCTTTGCTGCGGCTTTACCTCTTGGACATAGTTTTGTCATGTTTTTATTTTACCTTTTTTCTTCTTTTTTGCTACACCTATTATACCCTGAAGTTTTTTTGCTTGTCCAGCGTGTTTCTTTGATGCTTTGCGTAGCGCACTAGCTACTTTTTTAATTTTTTTCATACCAGGCTTAGATACCTGTTGTCTCATTTGTGATCTTGATATGGCCATTAAAAGTCAGTTGTCTTAATTAGAAACTCTTCAATCCAAGCCATCTTGTCATCCATCTGAATAATTTTGGATTTTATCACAGCAATGTCCTGCTGCATTTGTGATACAGTATCTGCCTTCTTTTCTACTGCATTGAGGCGTTCACTCCACATGCCCCATGTCATACCAATAGTAGCAATTAAAACAATATATGGTAGTATTGTTTTAAGCTCTATTTTAAACGACATTGACATTCACCATCTTTACATCCACAGTCAATCATAGCAACCTCCTATTTTGATTTAGCTGACATTCCACTTAAAGGATTATTTAAAGCCTTATTGATCTTTAAGTCAAGACTTTCTTCAAGTAGTTTCATTTCTTCTAATAATTCCCTAGTATCTTCTTTTTGTCTATCTTCAACATCATTTACAATCTCTGTTATATGTCTAATGTCGCCATTCATTTGACGAAGATCTGCCTTCATATCATTCTTAAGATCTTTAGCAACATCAGCTACAAGTGTAATTTCATCTAATATCATATCTATCTCTGATTTTAGTACGGCCATACCCTCATCGTAGCTTGATAGGTCCGGCTCGGTATACAGAGTAATCTTTTCCTTCATATCAAGATAATCCTGATAAAAAGTAAAGCCAGTCCATGCAGCACCGCCTAGTGCACCTAACAAGGTAAAAATAGCAAATATTTTACCTCCAGATACCTTAAGCCCCGAATACTCAATACTGGCCATTTATCATCTCCGTCATCATATTATCTTG